TTAAATGGCATCAACTTATTCAACAGGTCTAAGAATAGAGCTACAAACTACTGGAGAAAATTCGGGAACTTGGGGTACTATTACAAATAATAACTTCTCTCAAGTATTTGAATTTGCCATTGCTGGTGTTTATGCAAAAACACTTTCTGGAACAGGACCTACAACTTTAACAAACGGAGATGGTCCACAATCTCAAGCTAACAACGAAGCAAGACAAAACCAAATTATTTTTTCTGGAACTATTTCTACTACTCATATTGTACAGTTTCCAGCTACACAAAAAACTTATGGACTTTATAACAACATTGCAGGTGGCGCGGATGTAACTGCAAGATTAGGCGCTACTGGAAATACAGTTACAATTACAAATGGTAAATATAGATTAGTTTCTACTGATGGAACTAATTGGTATGATATTTTCACACTCGCTGGTTTAGGTGAGGCATGGATAAAGAAAACATCAGATTATACTGCATCAGCAGGTGATAATATTTTTGTTGACACAAATGGAGGGGCGGTTGCTATAACTTTACCAAGCTCTGCAGCTATTGGTGATCAAATAAAATTTATTGATGCAGAAGGAACTTTTGCAACCCACAATTTGACTGTAAATAGAAACGGTCATAAGATACAAGGGACTGAAGCTAATTTAACAGTATCAACTAGTGGTTCTGGCTTTGCGTTGGTGTACAATGACAGTGACAACGGTTGGAGATTAAAGTATAACGATTAATTATGGCTAACTTACAAGATATAACAAATAGAAGTGAAGTAGGAACAATTAAACCTTGGGGTAAAGCTACAGCTCCTGATGGTTATCTTTTGTGTGATGGCTCCGCTGTTTCAAGATCAACGTATGCAGATTTATTTACTGTTATAGGAACGACTTATGGCGTAGGCGATAACTCAACAACTTTTAATGTTCCAAACCTCACAGGTAAATTTCCTCAAGGAAAAGATGGTAGTAACAACTTAGGGACTACTGGTGGTGCAAACACAGTTACTGTTTCTTTAACTAACAACCAAGGTGTAGCTAACAACCAAGCTGTTACAGTGACAGGTAGTATTGATAATACATCCTTAACTACAGCTCAACTAGCTTCACACGCACACACTGCCAGTCAAATTGGTGTTTTAGGGCAATGTAACCCTGGTGATGTCTTTATCGCTCAAATAGCACCTCATGCAAACTTAAGAGTTCAACCAGGACCAGAAAACTTTAGTATGGGCAACGCTGGATCAGGGACTGGTCACAACCACTCTCATACTTTATCTGGAACATTAACGGGCACTGTAGCTCTAACTGGAACCGTGACAGGATCAGGAACTAATTCATTTTCGCCTTTTGTGGTGACACAATATATTATTAAACATTAGGAGATATAAATGGCAACTCAAATAGTTATACTAAATGGCGACAGCATTAAAATAGACAATGATTATCATTTAGAATGGGCTGACAAAGGTAAAAATTTTCAAGATGGTTGGTGTCCTAGCACTTTTCATGCCGTAATATGGAATAGTTTACCAGGGCCAAATGAAATACAAAACAAAGATGCCAATGGTATGATGACTGGTAATGTAGCCTTATCTGCTACAAGTGATTCAGTTGGATCTACTACCGTAGCAGATCTTTTAGTGTGGGCTGAAACTAGAAAACTACAAATAGAAGAGGCCGAAACAGCATACAAAGTTGCAGTAGATGATGACATAGCTAACAACACTAACAATACTTTAGGTAAAACTTGGAGAGATTACGACTCTAATTATTCGTAAAAAACTCCTCTTATTTGTAAAACTTCCCTATTTATTGGACCAGTAATTGCACAAACTTTGTGTTGAATTTTATTTTTAACAGCTAGTAAACGATTTGGTTTAGGCTCTACACTTAAAGGTAAACCCCTACCCGTATTTATTAAATTTTCACCACCCCAATTTTTGTCCCAATCTTCATGAATGTATAAAGAATAATTTAAAGTATAATCACCATCGTCGTGCCAATTAATCCCTGCGTATTTTTCATAATTGTAATAACTTATTGATATTGATGAGTTAAATTGAAAAGGAATAAATTTACAATTTTTTATTGTTTTTAAAACTTCTTTAAATATTTTATGGTTGTATTTATATTTGCCCTTGGTTAAATTTGCTACATTACCTACCATTTGCACCTTTGCCATGGTGACGTTGTTATCACTATCTGCATATAGGTTTTTCTCCCAGCTATCAAAGCTTGTATGTTTTTTATGTGTAAAATAATTGTAGGATTTTATTTTGTTAAACAAATCAGTTGGTAAAAAATCATCTATAGCTAGTGCACAGTCATCTATATTTGCAAAAATTTTCATTTATAACTTTTCTTTTTCCAAAAATATTTTTTATACTTATCTATTATAGAGCTCATTAGAACATTGTATGTTTTTTGGTGATCTTTTTCGATATAAAAACCTGACCATTTTTTCCAACTCTCTCTTTTAAAAGGTATTACTTGAACCATAGGCTCACCCTTTTTGAGAATAAATTGCTCGTCTCTTTTTAACAAAACAAAAGGAAAATTTATTCCATTTATATAACTATCAGTGTCAACTATTCCTGAAATTATTTGAAATCTGTTTTCTATTCTATTCATTGGTTGAACAAAAAGACAACTATAACCAGGTGGTGTTCTAATAAGCCATTTATTAATAAACTTACCTGCTTTATCACCTGCAGTTTTTTTGTATGAATCTGTTAATTGATAAGAGTAGTGATACCCAGTATCATCCTCCATTTTATTAGCAGGAGTTATTGTAAAATCTGTTTCTGTTGGATCTATTATGTAATCTTGTTCAAAGTAGATAATATAACCAGCGGTCATTGCATCTAAAAAAGGCATACAAGTTTTTACCGTGCCTTTATGTAAGTCTCCTTTTTGAAACCTTTCTAATTGTTTGTAATCTTTCGGGATAGATTTAATGGCTGGTTCAGGATGTGGCCATATATCAACCATCTCCTTGTTCATAGCGCAAAAAGTTATATTTTTATTTATCATTTTCTATAAAATTAAAAGACATAGATCTTCTAATATCCCCTTTTATTTTAGTTTTAAAAGGCATGACAGAGTGTTGATGGGATGCTTGAAAAATATAAAAATCGCCAACCACAGGATCAAAATAATTTGTTTTAAGACCATTATCAAATGTAAAAGCTAATTGACCATCTTTAAACTTATGTTCGTGTTCTACATCTTTTATAATCTCTGGAACTTTTAAAAATAAAACTGTCGACCATCCAGTTGCATCGTGGTGAACATGAGGAGGATTGTACTCACCTTCCTTCATATCATTGATCCAACAACCTATAATGTTTAAATTTAAAACAGGACTATCAACTAGATTTAAATGATTTGAGGCCATAATAAACTCATTCATGCACTTTATTAAAGTTGGATACACTTTTGTGTCTGCAATAAAAGACTCAATAGCCAATTCATTTTTTATTCTACCAGCTAATCTCTTACCTTTTGATTTTAATTGATCTCGTTCAGATTCATATCTTTTGTTAAGATCATCAATTAAATCTAATGGCAGCTTATATTTTTTTATAATTTTGCCATCTACAAATGTCTCGCTGATCATTCTTTTTTCTGTGTCATGTATATCATAAACCCACTGTCAAGAAAACATTTTAAAATAATTCTGTTGCAGAACAAAAAAATATGCTTACATTAGGTTCTCACCAAAATTAACAATCACAGGAGATATTATGAGCGAACAAGATTATTTAAAAGCTATTGCTGTCCTTGCTGACAAGGTGAGCAAATACCACGAAAGACTATTGGCTATAGAAAGAGATTTCGAACGTCACATGAAAGACGCAGCAAATCACTGCCCTGATGATTGTGAATGTAAGAAATCTTAAGACTTAGGAGTCTGACCTAACATATCTTTTAATGATGGAGCAAATACTTTAACATCTCGTCTGATTTTTTCAGCAGTTGTTGAAGTGTTTGGATCATCTATGTCAGCTTGCATAGCTTCCTCTGATTCGTATTCCTGACCAGTATCTATATTTGTTAAAGTCGTTTCTG